CGAGGAGCTGTCTTGCTCCTTGACGAGATCGACCTTGCCAGTAATAAAATTCTCTGTCTCCAGTCGATACTTGAAGGAAATGGTGTATTCCTCAAAAAAATCGGAAGATTCGTTAGACCAACAAAAGGATTCAACGTCATTGCAACTGCTAACACTAAGGGTAAAGGATCCGAAGACGGGCGATTTATTGGAACTAACGTGCTCAACGAAGCCTTCCTAGAGAGATTCCCTGTAACCTTTGAACAGTCCTATCCAAATCCAAAAACAGAAGAGAAGATATTAAATCTTTTGTGTGAAGATACAGGTTTCTGTAAGAAATTAGTTGACTGGGGTGATATAATAAGAAAGACATTCTATGATGGTGGTGTAGAAGAAGTTATTAGTACACGCCGTCTTGTCCATATCGTAAAGGCATATGCTATTTGGAAGAACAAAGAGAAGGCTATTGAAGTTTGTGTGAATCGTTTCGATGATGAAACCAAACAGGCCTTCCTTGATCTATATGACAAGGTAGATGCTGATGTAAACTTTGGAGATAATGATGGAGAATCTGTGGAAGAACTACAAATCCCTTCTGTTTGATACCTTTCCTGATCTAGCCCATGATTCAACATGGGCAGATTGGGAGGCTAAAGGAACTCATTTGAAGGCAGAGATCTTTAAGAATGAATGGTTCATTAAGTCTCGTGCTGTGGATATCTGGAGTGACAAATCCAATATCTATAATAATATAATCTATCCTAAGACTGGAAGTAATCTTCCTTGTTTTGGTATGGATCTAATGGGGTTCTTTGAGAAAAAGGTGATCATAGTATTTGATTTCCAACATCCTACAGAGAATCTTCTATTTGGTGTTGAGGGTTTACCAAAAGGTAAGGGGGATTATAGATTCTTTGAACCTGGCAATCACTTCTCTGAGAACATATACATTGCATACTGTACTGCTGATGAGGTTGATAATCATTTACCAATGTTTGAGAAGTACTTGACTGCCTATCAAACTATGGTACAATGTAGTATGCCCAATGGAGAAGATACAACTGTGTATCATGACTTCGATAAGTACATGACTAAACTTGATCCAGTAGGAGGATATCTTTCTGGTAAGTTTGGTAAAGAGAAAGCAGAATCATTAGTAAACGATTTTTTATTCTGTTATGGTTAATGCTTGGGGACTATTAGGTTCAATATTGAATGGAACACTTGATGAGGACTATCCGATTATGACGCAAGACAATGTGGGAGTAAGAACAGATCAGGATTTTTGGGAAGAAGATGGACACAGTGTAGTAGGTAATCCAATTGCTGCTCCTGCTGCAGATGATACTATTACTTTTGACAATGAGAACTTTGTTGGTGCTGCAGAAACAGTTCCTTTAGAAATAACTGGAGGAGAAGATGCTTTAAGTTTCAGTACTGCTAAAGAGGGTGAAGATTGGGTAAAGGCTCATGGTGGATATGAATGGACTCCTGGCACTGCATGGCCACCTAATGATGAACCTGCTCCTTTTCCTGATGATCCTTTATCGGATAATGATGATCAAATTGCACATCACATCCCCACTACACCAGAAGTTTTTGGTAATGATTACACAATGGAACAATTGGAAAATGACAAGAAGTATCAGGATGCAATGATGCCTGGTATAGAAGAAGATCATCGTAAGTGGATCTATGAATCTCCTGATGGTGGAAAGACTGTCTATAGGAGAACACATGGACAAGACCCTATGACAAGGGAATTGGTTCCACAAAAGGATTCCAATACTGGTGTACGGAATGAAAGACCAGATGGTGATTTTGCTAGAGTCTTCTACAAATATAAAGAAGATGTTATGTTGGATGAGGCCAAGAATTATATTGCAACTACCTATGGTTCCCACTATACTAGTAGTGATGGAATCCAAACATTAGATCTCATACAGGGTATTGGAGATGCTGAAGCATTTTGCCGATCCAATGCCATCAAATACCTTTCGAGGTTCGGCAAAAAAGATGGAAAATCAAAAGTTGACATTTTGAAAGCAATCCATTATTGTACACTCTTATACCACTTTGCTGGTTTACATGATGAAAACTAAAACCCCAATGAAATTATCTGATAGAACTATTAATCTTCTTAAGAACTTTGCTTCGATCAATCAGTCTATTTTATTCAAGCAAGGGAATCAACTGAGGACTATCTCAGTTATGAAGAACATCCTTGCAGAGGCTAATATTGATGAAGACATTCCGCAGGAGTTTGGGGTTTATGATCTTAGTCAGTTCTTAAACTCTCTTGGATTATTTCATGAACCAGAACTTAACTTTACTGGTGAGAGCTTTGTTACAGTAAAGGAAGGTAAACAGAGATCGAAATACTTCTTTGCAGATCCTAGTGTAATTGTTTCTCCACCAGAGAAAAATATTACTCTTCCTTCAGTTGATGTTGAGTTTACTCTTAAGAGTGCCCAACTTGACAGACTTCTTAAGGCTGCAGGAGTTTATCATCTTACTGATCTATCTGTAGTTGGTGATGGTAAAGAGATTAAAATGGTAGTATCTGATCGTAAGAATGATACTTCTAATGATTTCTCTATTGTTGTTGGTGAAACTACTAAGACCTTTGGATTGCATTTTAAGGTAGAAAATATTAAGATTGTGCCTGGCACATATGAGGTTAAGATATCTAAGAAGTTGTTATCAGAATTTAAGTCATCAGAGTATGATCTTACATACTACATAGCACTTGAACCAGACGTTACTTGGGAGGACTAATGAGTCATTCATCAACCCCAATGCTGGATCTACTTCTTATAGGTTTAGTAGTTGGATGCGCTGTTATTGCATACGAAAGGAGATTTAACTAATGGAAAAGTTAACTAGAGATGATTTCATCAGACAGTATACTGAATATACTGTTAATAAAATGGACGAGGTAACTCTTAAACAAATCGCACAGATTAACTTATTTGCAAACATTAATCCAGAAAGTACCTATGCTGATTGGGAGGATGCTGTTGCACAAATGGAATCAAAACGTACTGTTGAAGATTTGTTGGAATTGATTAAACCATTTATGACACTGAGGGAACGGCCAAATGCGGGATGAATTTATCTGGGTTGAAAAATATAGACCCAAGACGATAGATGAATGTATACTCCCAGATGCTACTAAGAAAACTTTTGCAGAGTTTCTCAAGAAAGGAGAGATCCCGAATTTATTATTGTCAGGCCCGCCAGGAATAGGTAAGACCACAGTTGCGAAAGCATTGTGTGAAGAACTTGGTGTTGATTATTATGTTATCAATGGATCCGATGAGGGAAGGTTCCTAGATACTGTGCGAAATCAGGCGAAGAACTTTGCTTCGACTGTATCTCTTATGGATTCTGATAAGAAACATAAGGTTATTATAATAGACGAAGCTGACAACACTACTCACGATGTTCAACTCCTCCTCAGAGCCAATATCGAATCCTTCTACAAGAATTGTAGGTTTATCTTCACATGTAATTTCAAGAACAGAATCATTGAACCCCTCCATTCGAGATGTTCAGTCATCGAGTTCGGAATCTCAAGGAAAGACAAACCAGCAATCGCAGGACAATTCTTCAACAGACTTATATCCATCTTGGACAGAGAACGGATTGAAACTGATAAGAAAGTCATTGCCGAACTTATCAATAAGCACTTCCCTGACTGGAGAAGAGTCTTAAATGAATGTCAGAGACATTCAGTTGGTGGTAAGATTGATTCATCTATACTCGCTAGTTTTTCGGACGTTAATGTAAATGATCTCGTTAAAAACCTCAAAGAGAAGAAGTTTCCAGAAGTACGTAAATGGTGTGTCAATAATCTGGACAATGATCCTGCTGTACTTTTGCGTCGTATTTACGATGCTCTTTTTGTATCCCTTGAAGGGCCTTCTATTGCTGCTGCTGTTCTCATTATTGCTAAGTATCAGTATCAGATCGCCTTCGTTGCGGATCAAGAAATAAACTTACTTGCATGTTTAACTGAAATTATGGTGGAGTGTGAATTTAAATGAAAGTATCAAGACAAGTAGAAGATAGTGTAAGAGATGCTATTGAAGATCTTCGCAATGCATTGGCATTTGCAGCAAGAACTGAAGAACCTTATATTGCAAAACACATTGCAGATAAGATTATGGATCTTGATATGTTGATTCGTGTTAGTGATCTAATCTCAAATTTGGAGGAACATGAAACAAGAACTGATTAGAATATTAAAGAAGTATGCTTACCGTTATGGTAAGATTAAACTTTCTTCTGGTAAAGAGAGTGATCATTATGTCAACTGTAAACCAGTTATCCTTACAGGTAAAGGTTTGCAATTAGTATCTGAACTGATGCTAGAACAAATTGATACTCCCTGCGTTGCAGGTCTTACTCTTGGTGC